GGTTAGTATACTTAATAAAGTACATCCCAATCAAATGGCACAAGCAGAAAGCAAGCCTGCGCCTAAAGCTACACCAAAGCCTAAAGCTGCAATAAAGCCAAAAGCTGAAGCTAAGCCTGCTGCCAAATCAGCAGTTAAAAAAGGAAAATAGTTATGAATAAACTATTTAATTTAACCTCTACTTTTAAAGCTGCGGAAGCAGATGACGGATCAGTAATGATTCGTGGTATGGCAAGTACGGCTGATTTTGATCGCGCGGGTGATTCAATCTCTGCTGAGGCTTGGACAAAAGGTGGACTTGCAAATTTTGAAAAAAATCCAATTATCTTATTTAATCACGACTATGATAAACCAATTGGTAGAGCCACAGGTCTGAAAGCCGGACCAAATGGACTAGAGTTAGAATGTAAGATTAGTAAGGCGGCGCCTGCTAATGTTGCACAACTTGTTAAAGACGGTGTTCTTGGAGCCTTTTCTGTTGGTTTTCGAGTCAAGGACGCTGATTACTTAAAGGAAACCGACGGACTAATGATTAAGGACGCTGAGCTGTTTGAGGTATCGGTAGTATCTGTACCATGCAATCAATCAGCTACTTTTTCGCTCGCGAAGTCATTTGACTCTGATGAAGAGTATAATGAATTCAAAAAAACTTTCACAAATCGTGTAGATCTAGCCGGTCAGTCTCTGGCTAAGGACGAAGATACTTCTTCAAATATAGCTAGTGACCACACACCGAAAAGCGCGGATGATATATCCGCAGATCAGGAGATCAAGATGGATAATAAAGACATCGACTTGGAAGCTTTCGCAAAACAAGTAGCAGAAGATACTGCTGCTAAGATTGCTATGAAGCAAGCCGAGCAAAAAGCAGCTGAAGAAGCACAAGCTAAAGCAGCTCAAGAAGCAGACGAAGCGAAAGCTTTAGAAGCAGAATCAATTAAAAGCGTAGTAAACTCTGGTGTTGAATCAGGTGTTGAAAAACTTATGGCAGACGTTGAAGCAAAAATGTCTGAAAAAGACGCATCTCTAACAGAAGTTATGGAAACTTTCCGTACTGAATTATCAGAGAAGCAAGCTGAAATCAAAGCAATGCAAGAAAGCAAAAAGTCTTTCTCTGACCGTTCAGAAGGCGGAGACCTTAGTAAATTTGGTAAAGACTTCCTACAAGCACGCGTACTAGGTGCTGTTACTGGTAAAGGTTATGATACAGATTTTGCTAAAAGCATTATGGAAAAAGCTGGTGCTATAGGCGCATCTGGTTATCTAGGTAAGTTAGATCAGATCACTTCTGATCAGTTCGTAGAGCAAGTATCTTACAACCAACAACTTGCTGGCCTATTTGATGAGTTAGCAGTATCTTCAGGCGCAACTGTACTACCTATCGCTCGTACTCCAGCTGGAGCAGAGTGGGGCACAGGCGGTTCTGATGGCACTTCTCTACAAACTGGTTCAGACGGTGGTTATGAAATCACTAATACTGTTGTTAATGCATATCGTTTGCTTGCAGGTACTTATATTCTTAATGATACTGATGAGCAACTTGTTATTAGCTTAATTCCACAACTTACTAAGCAACTTGCAAAAGCTCATGCTATCGCAATGGATAAGGCTATCTTATTCGGCGGTCATGGTGGTGCAGCTTCTTTAGGTCTTGTTGGTAAAGCTGGATCTCAAGATATCGCTACAGATGCGAATAACCTATCTAATCCACCTAGTGTTACAGCTGCTGATGCTGATGGTTTTGCAACTCCAGAAGAGATTGCAACTGCACGTCAAGCAATGGGTGCATACGGTCAAAACACTAATGATCTAGCTATCATTGTTGGTTCTGATCAGTATTACAACATGATCCACGCTACTGGATTCACTGATATATCAGAAGTTGGTAGTGATGCAGCTACTAAACTAACTGGTGAAGTTGGCAGCATCTTTGGTATTAAAGTTGTTTCTTCTGACTTAATTAGTGCTAGAGCTGCAGGCGGTCTTTCTGCTTGTATGGTTAATACCTCTAACTTCGTTATTCCTCGCCTTGGCGGAGTAAATATCGAAACTGAGTACTCAGTACGTGACCAACGTACAGAGCTTGTTGCTAGTCAATCAGTTGGCTTTAACAGACTCGTTGGAGATGAAACTTCAGCAGCAACTGTTAAGTACGGC